GACATCGGCCTCATCGCCGCCAGCCTCATGGCTGCATGGGGATTAGTGGTAGCAAAAGACGGCACGGCACGCCTCTAACACGAAGGATGAAACCTGAAACCGGAAATTTGAGTAACAAGGTAGGGCGGGGCCTCCGGACCCGCCGCTGCCCTTCACTCAAGTCTCTAACTCAAGTCTCAGCCCTCTGCGTTGTCGCTCTGGCGACAACGAGCTGCGTCACCGTCGGCTACGACTTCCTCAAGCAACAAGCCACCGTCACCGTCAATCCCCCGCCCAAGGGTCACGCGAAATAACCCATGTGGACCTGGCTCAAGAGAATCTTTGGCAAGAAATCCGACGCTACCCCAGCGCCGGCCTTGCCGAGTTATGTCTCCGCATCCAGGCCGAGCTTCACCGTCGAGCCACCGCTGACGACCTACGACGAGCGCCGGCTCAGCACGCCGAACAAACAAGCCCACCGCATCAAACCGGAAGCCATCGTCCTGCATCACTCGGACGGCAGCTACCGGGGCAGCTGCGCCTGGATCACCAACCCCGCCGCTAAAGTGAGCTACCACGTCCTCATCGCAAGAGACGGCCGCCGCACCGTCTTCGGAAGCGACACCGACCGCTGCTGGCACGCCGGCCGCAGCAACTGGCACGGCCGCCCCGACCTGAATAGCTGGAGCCTCGGCGTCGCCTGGGAAGGCAACACCTACGAAGACCCCCTCGGCGAAGCCGCCATGAACAGCGCCCTAGAATACCTCGTCCCCCGCATGCGCAAGTGGAACATCCCGCTGAACATGGTGGTCACGCACCAACAAGTCGCCCCAACCCGCAAAACCGACATCTCCCCCGGCGACGCCGCTAGATTCAAGACCCGGCTAAAAGCCTCCCTCTCTCAACTCTAAACCCTCAACTTTCAACTACCCAATGGCCAAAACAATCGGACAACTAACCGCCCTCGCCGCAACACCGGATGCCGCTGACGAATTTGTCATCTCCGATAATGGCGTCACCAAAAAGATTACCGCGACCAACGTGGCTGCGGCTGCATGGGAGCTGACCGGCAACAAGTCCCTCGCCGACACCTCAAACATAGTGCTCGGCACAGGCACCGGCAGCAAGATCGGCACGGCAACAACTCAGAAGTTGGGCTTCTACAACGCAACGCCGGTTGACCAACCGGCACTGACGGCAGACCTGCTCGACAGTTTGCAGGAGGTTGGTCTTATTGCTTCGGGCGCTGGCAATACTCCGCTCAATCTGAGCAGTGGAGCGCTGACATGTGGAGCAATCACTTGTGGAGCCGTAAATGGCGGGGCAATCACTTGTGGCGCTGTAAATAGCGGAGAAATTACCGCCACAGGTTTTGCATCGGTGGCAAGCACTGGGGCAATTACAACCAATTCAACAACAAGCGGCATTGGATACGCTACTGGCGCCGGATCAACTGTTACGCAGGCAACGTCAAGGAGCCAACCCGTTACGATAAATAGATTGTGCGGCAGTATCACAATGGTAAGTGCCGCCGGACAAACAACGGCCGTAACATTTACGGTCAACAATTCTACAGTTGCCGCTACCGACGTAATAATAGTCAACCAAAGAAGCGGCACTAATACCTATGACTTGCTTGTTACGGCCGTTGCCGCCGGATCGTTCAACATTACATTTCGTTCCACCGGAGGCACAGCAACTGACGCTCCGGTCATCAACTTTGCTGTCATCAAGTCTGTCACATCATAATGCCCTTGGAGTCTCCAATTCAGCGCGACGGCGACATGGGTTTCATCGGCTATTCCAGCCGGTTGAATCCGGTGTCGCTTCCGGCTGGCATGCTCCAAATCTCGGAGAACATGCGGCTGGATCGTGGAGTGGCGGTTACGCGAAAGGGCGTCAAGCGACTAGCTGACAACATAGTTCCCGCTGGAACGCCTCTAACTGTTCCGTTTGTGTTGTCCGATCCGGCGCCCATCGTTCAGTCCGTATATACAGGAGGAATTTTTGGCTCGGCAGTTGTAAGGTCGCCAGACGAAGCAAATAGCATTGAGGCTGTAGTTCTTGCTGGGGCTGATCGCGCTTATCTTTATCTGCCTGAAGGTCTGACTACATCCGAGGCATGGACAGATGGAGTTCTCGCGGTAGATGGAACGGACAACCTAGTGACGAATACCGGCGATGAGATTGTTATATCTAGGTTTGTTCAAATTAGCTATCCCGCCACACCGAATGAGACGATAGATCCGACCGACAAGGTTTCGTTGGTGCAGGCATTTGACAGGCTCTATCTGTTCCGAGAAGCCGATGCTGCGCAGTCTGGCTACGAGACAAAATACACCACTGCGTCCGGCATTACGGTGTCTGGCTCCACAGCCACGGTCAACGTAACGGCACACGGCTATCCGCAGGGCGCCACGATCCGAATAGACGGCAGCACGGCACCGGCATTCACCGGCTTTGAATACAGGGTTCTTGGCACAAATCTAAACGCCAACTCGTTTGAAATAACAGTTCCGAGCGGAACGACGCCCGACGCATCGGCCAATATCAAGATCCGCCGCGTAAAGCCGCCTCTGTATTGGGATATGAGTCCGACAACAGGCTTTGTCCGCGCCGAGACCGGCATCCCTGACGTTGGCATCACATACCGCAGGCTGCGTTCCTCGCCTTGGGCCAGCTACATAAACAACCGGCTGGTGATACCGGATGGAAAGCAGAACGTCATGCTGTCTGACGTTCTCGACCCCGATGTCTTTGATCCGTTCTGGCAGTCTTTCCGCATCGGAGTAGGCGGCAACGACAAGGTGATGGCGGTTCACCCATGGGTGGACGGCACGTTTCTTGTCTTCTGTCGCAAGTCGATATGGATTGCCTCGGTCAATCAGTTCGCCGCAACCAACGGTTCTGATTTTGAAGTGGACACCGCGATCAGCAAAATCGAGCTGCTGACCGACGAAATCGGATGCGCGGCACGGCGGACGATCCAGACGGCGGGCCAATACGTCTATTTCCTCTCGGACGCAGGAGTCTACCGCCTCGACAGCAGGCTGGATCTAAAGCTGCGCGGCGATACTAAGCCTCTCAGTGACCCCATCGCCAACCAGCTTGAAAACCTCAACGCTGCGCTCGTTGAGAACTCTGTCGGACTGTATTTCAACAACCGATATTACTTGGCCGTCCCTCTCAGCTCTCCCAGCACCGGCAACAACAACGGCGTTTTTCTTTACAGCCAGCTAAACGAAGCATGGGAAACCAAAGACGTTTATGGCTTTGGCGTGGACAACTTTTTAGTGGTGGATGTCAGCGGCCAGCGGCGCGTTTTGGTCAGCAACCAAGCGGGCAAGCTCATGCTCTTGGACGAGGTCGAGGCTGGCGATCAGTCTGCCGATAGCACGGTGGATGTGACGACTCCGGTAGCGGGGCGCATTGTCACTCGGCGCTATGGCTTCGGCTCGATGAGCACAAAGCGATTCCTCCGCTCAGTGTCCGACGTTGTGCTTCCAGACACTTCGGCCATTACGGTCGGCGCCACTTTGTTCAATCCAGATTCATCGCTGTCGTTAGTCCCGGGACAAACCAACACGTCCGGCCTCGCAGAAGACTACACGCTCAAAAACCCCATTCGTCAAAAGGCTCACTATTGCGAGCTTGAATTTCTAACCACGGCCAACCGGCCGGAAATCCGCAACGTCTCGATTGAGGCTGCTGCCGCAAGCGCACCGCAAACAGAGACGCGGCATGTAGCATAAACACTATGGCAACCGTTACCGTAACCCCAATTAGACAATTCATCTCTGGCCAGACAGTATTGGCTGACACCCTTAACGAGCTATCGACGCCAACGGTGACTGTCAGCAGTATCGTCAATGCTGACATTGCCAGCGCGGCCGACATTGCTGATGGCAAGTTGGCAACTATTTCCACGGCAGGAAAGGTGGCGAACAGCGCAACCACCGCGACCAGCGCAAACACTGCCAGCGCCATTGTTGCGCGTGATGCCAATGGGTCATTCATTGCCGGAAACGTCACGCTGGGCGGCAATCGTGTCGGCGCTGGATCTACGAGCGAGACATCAAACACGGTATGTGGCGGCGGCAGCCCATTGCAGCTTCTGACCACAGGCACGAACAATGTCGCTGTCGGCTTCGACGCGCTCAACAGAGTCACGTCAGGGACACGCAATGTGGCCGTGGGGCAAGAGTCCGCATACAATACAACAACTGGAACAAAGAACGCTGCATTCGGCGTTGTGGCGCTGAACAAGACGACCACCGGAGAATCGAACGTCGCCATCGGAGACGCCGCGCTTTTCTCTAACATAACAACGAGCTTCAACACGGCCGTTGGGGTGAATGCGCTCAACGCCCACACAACGAACGGCCTCAACACCGCTCTCGGCTATCAAGCAGCGGCATTTGTCACCAACCCGACCAACACAACGTCGCTCGGAGCCAACAGCACAGTCACCGGAAACAACCAAGTCCAACTCGGAGACTCGGCCACAACGACCTTTGCGTTTGGCGCCGTGCAAAACCGCTCGGACAGCCGCGACAAAGCCGACATCCGCGACACGCAGCTCGGTTTAGACTTCATCAACGCCCTGCGTCCGGTGGACTTTAAGTGGGATTTGCGCGAAGACTATCGACCAGCAGCACCGGTTCCGCCGCCGCTAAATGCCAGCGCACAAGAGGTCGCCGCTTACGAGTCGGCCAAAGCTGCGTGGATTGAGGCGTGCAAGCTGTCAAGCATCACGCACAACGGCGAGCATAAGCGGTCACGCTACCACCACGGTCTTGTCGCGCAGGAGGTCAAGGCCGTCCTTGATGCACAAGAAATAGATTTCGGTGGCTTTCAAGACCACAAGGTCAAGGGTGGCGACGATGTTTTGAGCCTCGGCTACGAGGAACTGATCGCGCCACTCATCAAATCAATCCAACAACTCACCCTCCGCATCAACGCGCTGGAGGCATCCAACTAATAATACTATGAGAAGACAAGCCGTTGTCCGCCGCCCTCCCGCCAGACGCCGTCCGCAAGGACCACAGCGGGGAACCAACATCAGCGCCCCGCAGATCGCCGCCGAAGGTCGCAACCTCGCCGCTGAAAATGTCGGTTTCATCAACCAGAACCTACCGGCGACCGCCAACAACTTTAGCAACATCCAGCAGGGCCAGATCGACGCGCAGGCGGCGCGTCTGGACAACCAATATACGCAGGACGCCCGCGCACAGGTCAACCAGTCATTTACCGGCGCCGATCAGCTCGGCAACATGGGGATGCGCACGGCCGAGATGGGAGATGCGGCGGGCCAGCAGATTTCCTCGCTGGCTCCGCTCGCGCAGCAGCAGGCGGGCTTTGCAGCAGGAAACATCTATGGGCTTGGCGGCATGCTGGCCAATGAAGCGCAGCAAGGGTTTGCCAACGCCGGACCCACAAGCATCGAGCAGTCGCTTTACAACCAAGGGCAAGCGGATCTGGCGCTTGGCCGCTCGCTGTCGGCAGAAGAGACGCGCGATGCTACGCAGTCCGCTCGGCAGGGCATGGCTGCGCGAGGTATGGCGACCGGAATGGGCGCCCTCGGCGCAGAACTTCTCAACCGTGACCGCTTTGCCAATCAGCGACTCAATCAACGCCGCTCCTTTGCGACCGAAGCCAACAATCTGCGGGAAAACAACGTCATGGCCCGACGCGCCGCCGCAGGAAACATGGCCACGGCCAGCGGCAATCTGTTTGACGCCGGTGGCCGAATCAATGTGCTCGGCACGCAGACGGCCGGAGATTTGATGGCTACGGG